TTTCTATATATTGGCCCTTTGAGTTCTCTATGTCAACTTTTATTGTACAACACCAACTTGCCAGAATCGCAAGAGCAACAGGGTTGAGTTTGCCCGTGGGGTCTTTCACATCTGCGGCAATGCCGTACAGGTGCTTAGACGATTTAGCCCCGCCCACAGCGGCGTTGTGCTTTACGCACCGATAGCCGCTTGTGATCTTCAGCGGAGTATCGTACACGGTGCGGATAGTCTGCAACTTCTGCACAAGCATTTCATCCACCATCTGTGCCGAACAGCCGCATGAACACTGAAATTCGTTTCGGGCGAAATTTTTGGTAATCGGGGTCTTGTCCCCGGCCTTGAACGTGATAAGCGTAGACATAAGATCAACCGTCCTCTTTCTCTGCCTTGTTCTTCAGCACTTCAATAGATTTCACAATGATTTCGGGAATGGGAACGCCCATCAAGCCCGCGTTCTCAATAATAGAGATCGTTTCATTGGCGACAAAGGCCACAACCGTTGCGTCACGAATGAAGCTAGAACCCATAATGAGATCAAGTCGGCAAGCCACAAGGACGATCAGCAGAGAAACACCCTTGCGGCACAGCCCTTTCCATCCCGCCAGACTTTCAAGCGATCCCGTTTCAGTCTTGCGGGAATTGTGGAAAATGCCCGCGACCATAAGCCCGGTGACATAATCCACCGCCATGAACAGGATCAGGGTTTTCAGTGCGGCATCCCACCCGCCAAACAGAGAAGCGATGTACCCCCCTGCAATTCCAATAGCGACACAGATTTTGTCTTTCATGTTCATTCATCCTTTCAGATTTTCGTTGTGATAAAGAGAAAGCCACTGTACAGGCGTTTAGAAGCCCATACAGCGGCTTTTCTTACTTCATCCTGGTAAGTTCCTTACTCTGCCAGTTCGGGGCATTCAAGGCTTTCCAGAACGTCCTTGACCTGTGCTTTCAGCTTGTCGGGAACGTCCGCGAAAGTTTTCTTGCCCTTAATGATAAGGGTTGCATAGATAACAGCCATATCATTCACCACCTTTCTAAATAGAATTATGAAAAGATTGAAAATCAATCCTTTTCACCGTCCAGAATCGCCTTGACTTCCGCTTTCAGCTTTTCGGGAACATCGTCAAGGGTCTTTTTGCCTTTGCGGATCAGATCAGCGTATACCTTAGCCATGATGGAAACCCCTTTCTTACTGGATCATCTCGTACACATCGCACAGCGCAAGCTGTGTTTCCGTAAGCTGATCGGACAGTTCAGCGTTGGCCTGTGCCTGTTTCAGAATGTACTCGTTCTTATCATACTGAACCATGTTGTACTCGAAGCCGTTGAACTCGGTTTCCGTGCCTACGTTTTCGGAAACCGCTTCAATGTTGGTATTCTCCCAAACGCTGTAATCGTCAATCACAACGCTTTCGGGCTTGATCGTGCTTCTTACTTTGCCATAATCAACCATTTTTAAGCCGCCTTTCTCTGAATTACTTCTTGATAGTATCTATCAGCGTCCGCTTGTACAGGCGCGATATACTTAGCTTGTAACCTGTAACTATCACAGTGTTTTAACCAGCCCTTGTAAGAATTGATGGAGCACCATTCCGAATATCGCATCATCTGCCCGTTTTCGGTTTTCTTGCGAATACTGTTCATCTTTTGCTTGAAAGATTTGCAACTGCTTTTTCTTAGTAAGGTGAAGTTCAAAAATGATCTGTACCCCACAAAATCCAATCCGCGAACATAAGTCGGGAAGATTTGCCAGTTGCCTTTTACAGTCAAATGCAGTTCCGTTTTGAAATATCGTTTAACTTCCTTTTGCAGTTTGTGAAGTGCTTCTTTACTGCTTCCGAAAATAACAATATCGTCCATATAGCGGAAAGCGTGCTTGACGTGCATTTTCTCTTTGAGCCAATGATCGAACGAAGATAAGTAGAAATTACCGCAATACTGCGACAGATAATTACCAATCGGGATACCTGTTTCCGGGTCAATATCTTCATCAAGTAACCAGATGTTGCGCATATCCTCAATGCTTGCTGTGGATATGCTGTCTATGATCTCATCCAATAACCAAAGCAATTCAGCGTCTTTGAACAACTTTCTGAACTTTGCCTTTAGGATTGCGTGATTTATGGATGGGTAGAAGTGCCGCACATCCAACTTGAAACAGAATTGACAGTTGGGAACATCTTTCCGCATTGCTTCTTGAACATCACGCAAGGCGGCGTGAATCCCTTTTCCCGGTATCGCTGAATAGGTGGTGCTTGTCATGTTTCGCAACAAGTACGGTTCAATGACTTGCAAAATCGCCCATTGACAAATACGATCCGGGAAGTAAGGGAGTTTGAAGATTTCCCGCTCCTTTCCGTTTTCTTTCCTTATGAACTTCTCATAAGGGGATGTGTGATAAGTGTGATTGACAAGCATTTTCTGAAGTTTTGTTAAGTATTCTTCAAGATGTGTGTCAACCTCTTTTACTTCAGCGTACCAGCCCTTTCCTTTTCTCGCGTTCCTGTGCGCTTCTTTCAAATTGTCCATTGAGCAAATCTTTTGATAAAGATTTCCGTAACGCTTCATTTATTGAATGTTCCTTTTGTATGCACTTGAAACCGAATCTTCAACCTCTGAAAATTGTTTGAAAGTTAATTTTCAAAGTCTACCAATACAGCTAAAAGTTATTTTTAACTTCCCTTGCGGGCTGACTGTTTTGCCATGTGGCAGGGTATTCAAGAATACAGAGATTATATAGAAACAGCCGGGGCGTTTTTGATTTACCCCGGCTGTATCGTGCATTTACTGACTGCCTGCTGATATTCCGATTGCGATTAGAAGTGGCATTGTTGAGATTCCAATAGAAAGTCCCTGATTTCAGACCATTATTCCATTTACTGCCTAATTTAGTGACCTTTTTATGGTTTCTTTTCATCTGCCGCTTGTTGCCAATCGTTTGTAAACAACAATACTCCTTGAACCACCCAATTTTACTTGTTAAATGGCCTGTTTACGCGGCCTTTTTGGACGGGATATACACCGACCGCCCGCCGATATCCCGATAGCGATCAGAAGCGGCACCGCTGAGACCCCAATAGAAAGCCCCCGATAGCAGACCATCATTCCATCTACCGCCCAACCTAGCGACCCGCCAACCAGCGTTATAGTTCCAATAGTAGTCACCAACAGGAGCGGCGGTGTTACCGTTGTGTTCGGCGGGAACAAACAGCCAATCGAAGTTTTCAGAGTAGCCAAAGGCGGAAATATAGCCCTCACCGTAGCAGGGGCAAATCCCGGTATCCTGATAGGGTGCGTTCCCGGTATCGTCTGCAAAGCCATGATCTGCAACGTACAGTCTGCCGAACTTACCAGCCGCATCAAAAGGGGTGGGATTCTGGATGTTCATACCGTCAACCCAGCCCCAGATATTGCCCCAGAAGTTTTCCTCGCCACGATAGGACACGATCTGAATACCGTTCGCGTTGGTGACTGCGCCGGAATCATTGCCCAGTTCGGCAGTTGCGCCCGTATACTCTGCCATATTAGACGAACTATCATCCGTCTTAGAAACTGCGCCGTTACCAATAGCGGACTGCATATTGAAAGAAGCGTACTCAACCAGCATGAGCAGTTGAGAAGCGGCCACGGTTGCGGCGTATGCCTGTTCCCAGCCCTTGCCGCGGTTGTTTGCCAGCTTGCGGGTATTGGCACGGGTCAGATTTTGGGTAAGGCCGGACATGGGCTTGACAGCGGCGATACTGGAAAGCATATCGGCGGAGAAGTCCGCCACCTGTGCATCATCCAGAATGTAAGCACTTGCGGACGCATCCCAAAGAGAACCCTCAAAGGCGGCCAGATAGATATAGTCGTTTTCGTTGCCGTTCTCCACGAAAGCCGGATGCACCTTGAACCCGGCTTCCGGCTCATCACAGATGTAATAGCGAATCTTGCGGGTGTAGTGGCCGTGATTCTCGCCCTCTGTCACGATTTCGGTTTCCAGCGGTACAACCTTGTAATAGAACTTCGGCTGTTCCACCATCACCTGTACGGGAGTGCCAGCGGCATAAGTACCCGCATACTGTCCGCTTTCAATGGTGACGCTCTGCGCCAGCTTGCCAGTAGTGGAGAAAGCACCCTCGCCGTAATAGGCTACAACCTTACCGTCATTCGTGACGTTGCAACGGCGGCGACCGCCAAAGCAATGCACCGAATCAAAGGCGTGTCCGCCAGTCTTGCCAAACGCGCCCGCCAGTCTGGTAAACTTCTTGTTCTTGAAATCCACCTCAACGCCGTAAATGTGGGCATCGGTATAGCCTACGAATGCCTGAAGATCAGCAATCTTTGCTTCCAGTTCCTGAATATCGCCAATCGTGGCAACGGCGGCAGGGTCAACTTTCAGATTCACACTGTCAGCGTTGCCTACGGTGGTAACAAGCTGGATGTATGCGCCGGAAACGGTGATCCCGTTGTAAGGCGGCATATAGCAGTTACCAGAGGTTTCGATAGTGACGGCGTACAGGATTTCGCCCGCATCCGGGTCTTTGGCATACAGACCAAGGGCTTTCATGTTGTAACCAGCGGTCAGATCGGTATTGGTGAAAGCCGCTTCCAGCTTGATAGCAACATTGTTCGTAATGGTCTTTTTGGAGATAAGGCTTGTCTGCTTCACATTGGAAAGAGCGGTGAGGGCTTCCAACTGCGACAGGGTGTAGGTGGTGCTGGACGCGGAAACTTTGGTAAACTCAATGTTACCAACACCCGCGATCATCTTAGCAATCAAAGCCTGTCCTTTCGCTGTGATAACCAGCTTAGAAAATTCTGCCATAGTGATTTTTCCTTTCTGTTTTAGTTCATTTCATTAAATTCAGTGAAAACAACACCCGCTCCGTTCAAAGCATCGCTGTTTACATTGAACTTTTCGTTGAAATCGTTCGTAATCGTCACCGATACGCTGTTTACCAAACCACCGCCATGAATAGCCGCGCCGCTTATTGTGGTGTTTTCGGTGCTGTCATTCGTAATAAAGAGGTGTTCGGTGCTGATCGGTGCGCCACCAAAGCCCGCTCCACCGTTGACAACGTGGCTTTCCTCGCTGTCGTTGGTGATAAAATGGAAAGCCGCGTCAACTGTACCGCCGCCCACTTTTGTATCACCTGTAATAGAGTGGTTTTCTTGAAAGTCGTTCGTGATAAAGAAATTTTGCACAAAGCATACGCCGCCACAAATCAGAGCAAAACCGCTCGCATTGCATGGAATATTGTTCCGGGAAACAACAATCATGTTGCAAGGAATCATGGTGTCAAGCGTAAAATCCAGTTCTTCAGCCTGTCCGAAAAGTTCAAGGTCTGTGAAAATGGAAATCTTGTAATGATCGTAGTCCTTAACAACAGTGAAATTGTTTTCACCACACAAGGCAATCAGCTTACCCAACAGGGCTTTCAACGTGTAAGGAATGGTATTGAACCACCGCGTTTGCACTCTGGAACGGCGGCTTTCAAGAGTATCTTCCTTAGATGGTAAGATGTTCAAAATCTGTTCAAACCGGCTGATTCCGTATTCATCCGCCGTTGCTATGAACTCATTTTGAAGAACCTGATCCGTTGCGTTCCAAACAAGAACAAACTCCGGGTTTTCCGCTTCCAGCGTTGCCCGGTATTCTTGAAACTCTGCCATGATGGGCGGTAGATAAGACACAAGATCGACATTGCGGATCATGCGCTTGCACCCCCAAACATGGGAACTTCATACCGCCCCAAGGCTAAGTTTTCTGCCGTGCCGTTGATCCGCGTGTTGTCAATATCTACAATGCCCTTGATACTTAAAAGCCTTGTTTCGATCTGACTTACACGCACCACAAGGAACGCCGTATCAGCCCACGATTTGCGCAACTCTAACAGGTAATCAGAAATTGCCGTGTTAATGGAGTTTTGCAGATTAGACCAGCTATAACCGCTATCAAACGTCAGCGTAGTTTTCACTTGCACCTGTACCGCATCCGCGCTCTTAACCGAAACAACGTGACCAATGGGGGCTAAACCGTATCCATCGCCCGCGTTTTCGGGCGGGTCAATGGTGTTCTGGACGGTTTCAAGCAGAGTGCTTGATGCAATACCATAGTCAGAGTTAAGGATCGTGAGAAGCACCGTTCCGCCCGTGGTAAGTTTCTTTTCTGCCGCCGCTGTGTAAACGGTGCGCAACCAGTCTGCCGCATCCCCGGAAAGGGTGTTGATGGTGGATTCATACCACGATTTCACCTTGACAGATGGGATCATGGACGCGGGGGAAATATCGCTGTTCCACACCCGCGTTACCTTAGTGCTACCAACGCCGGGAATGCTGTTGGTTTTAGTAAGGTAATCTTGCACGTTGCCGCCGAACGCCTTTTCGTTGAAAGAATCAAAGTACCGCTTGCGCAAGGCTTCAGTATCTTCCTCATCCTCGCCGGGGATCAGAACGCCCGTAAGTTCGGCAGTTTCCAAACCCTCAATGTATTCAATCGGGATCATCGTTCCCAACTGCTGATTACCAACAACGCCGGGGGTTTCGCACTCAACTTTATATTCACCGTCCGCAATTTGTTCAACAACTTTGAAGTTGAGTGAACTTATATTGAACCGTTTTCCCGTAACATCAATATTTTTCGGGGTGAACTCGCCTTTTAAGATTGCGTGGGTTGCCTCGTCCGGGGCAATGCCGCGTTCTTTGCAACGGCGGATCAAAAACTCACGGCTTGCCGTGTCGCCGTATGCTTCACGCAAAATCGTGTCAAGTTCGATATACAAAAGCTGAAATTCAAACGCCGTGGGGGAATGGGTGTCCCACAAAATAGAACCTTCGCGTTTGTCGAATTTGTCAGATACCCGTTTGAGCATCCGATCAAGAATCACTTCATGGGTTTCGCCCTCATACATCAAAAATTCACCTCTCTTTCTGCTTGAACATCTCCAAAGATGGTATGGGCGGTAAAGGTGCAATGCACCACGCCTTTTTTGGACGTGTCAAAATCGAAGTCTGAAACGCTTGTGATCCGATCATCACAAGTGAGGGCTTCCGTGATCCTGCGCTCTAATTCCGGGCATACCCATGCAACGGGCTGTCCGTACAAATCAAGCGTTTCAATACCATAATTCCACGAATAGATAACGTATTGATAGCGTTCGGTTTGCAGAATCTTGAAAATGGCTTGCCGCATTGCTTCTTGACCGTCCGTGTACCCACGAATCACCTTGTTGTCAAGTTGCATTAAGTGGGTGTAGGTAGGCTGTTGAGTGATCTCAAAATCCTTATCCAAAAATCCAGTAGTTGACGGAATCATTATACCCACTCACCTTTCACCTCTGGAATTGGCTTGATACGGTCAATCACAATGTACTTCTGCCCGCCTTGCTCCCGGATCAGCAAAACAGCGTCACCTTTTTTCAGAGCGTTATAGACTTTCATTTTCTTCTTGTTTTTGACCTTGTATTGCAAAGTAACAGGTTGAGTTGGGCCGTGTACGCCTGTATGATTGTGCTGTAATTTTTCGGTTTTCAACGAAAATTCAACATCGCATTCATAATCGGTGACATTCCGGCACAACACAAGCTGTTCTTCTTCCAAAACCAGCTTTTGATCTACTTGAATTTTCAAGGGTGAATCGCTTGTAACCTCGCCATAACAAACTTGTGTAGGTTTGGACGCTTCATATACTTCTTTTGCGGCTCTTTTGATTTCTCGTAAGAGTGCAGTATAATCAGGCAACAAATTCACCCCCTCGAAGCGTTAGGGTCATAGAATGTTCATCCAGCTTAAAAGTGTGGGTTGCCCGCTCCACAAGCATGAAGTTTTTCACTTTCATATCGCCCAAATCCAGATTTACAATAATCATGCTCCCCGCTCTTACTCTAGGATCACCAAAGGCGTTCTGAATCTTCAAGTTTCGGGTTTTTTGATTGTATAACTTCAAAAGTGCGTCCGCTTTCGATTGCCCGTTTTCGCCTTTGGATAAAGTATCGTAATACTGTAAAACGCCCCATTCGTTAATGTGTCCGCTGTCCTGCGCAATGTAAACATCCCGCTTGCCAGTGGATTCATTTTCATAGGTCAGCTTAATTTTGTTATAGGTGCTGTTGTCAATGCTTGCCGTATATTCAAAATTTTCGCCCGTCACTTCATCAATCATAAAATATGCGCCTTGTTCACCAACGCGCATATCAGAAAGATTTTTGAGGGTCAGCTTTCCAAAATCATCATACAGAACGAACATTTGCTTTGTGTTCTGCATGGTGAGATCAAGAGCGTTTTCAATCATTTCAAAAAGTGAAGTGTTATCTTCCACCCTTGAGGGGATTTTATAACCCGTATCCGCGATGCTCCCCAAATTCAAGTTGAAGTCTGCACCGACCATTTTTATAAAGTCGGATGCAGTTTTGTTTTTATAAACGTAAGTATCCTTATTTTTCAGATACCGCAACTGATCGTAGGCGGTGATCTTGACAAGTTCATCCTTACTTCCTTTCTGTGTAAAGGCAAAGCCAAAGAAAACGGGCTTGCCATCCACCTTTAAGCGGACGGGCGAACCCTCGGTAAACTTGATAATCTCATCCCGTACAATGGTAAATTCCAGCTTGCCGGGGTTGCTTCTACGTTCCGTAGTCCATGTGATACCCTCTTGAACAGCGGGGAAATAGTTCTGCCCGCTTTTCGGATCAGTAATCATAAATTCTACGTTCACAAAAGCACCCCCTTTTAGCTAGATTCCGGCAAAGTCAGGACTTGACCGGGCTTGATTAAGTTCGGATTGCCGCCGATAACGGACTTGTTGGCGTTGTAAATATCCGTATACTTGCTACTGCTACCGTAATACTTCTTTGCAATGGCGCAAAGAGAATCGCCGGATTTCACAGTGTAAGTCTGTCCAGCGGTAGGCGTGGGGGCGGTTTCTGCCGCCCGTGTAGCCTGTACCGTGGCCGTGATCGTGGAATCATCATTTTGTTGGATGTTTACAAGTTTTGTTCTGTAATCCCGCCATTGCTTCAAATTGATTTTCACCGTCAAATCTAAGCCCTGTCCGGCATCCTCAACGATGGTATAATCTTCAAGCGTCACTTTGAGGTTAGTAGAGAACAAAATCCGTCCGTTCGGCTTCATCCGAACAACGATGAACTGAAACGGTTTTTTACTTGTTTTCAGGCGTTCAAAGTAGGCAAGAAAGAAACTTGCTCCCAGAAAGCCCGATTTGTACAGAGCAAACGGATAGTTGGTTTGCGGGATCATGCACTCAAATTCAACATCGGTCAACTCTGCTTTCTTTAACAGGTTAACTTGCCCCTCATCAATCAAGGTGATTGTTTTGTTGGCGTTGTTGATTTTTGTGGTGATCTTGCTAGGGGTGACGGGCAGTAAACAATACTTCAGGAAAACCATATAGCCATTGCTCATTTACTCATGCACCCCCTCGGCGGCTGTATCGATTGCTTCAGCTACACCCTCTGCCATAACAGAAACAACGCCATCCAAATCCATACCGTTGGAAATGTTGTTGTTCATGCCAGACATATCAATTTTCACTTCAGCAGTCGTGAAGCGGTTGATTACTTCCTGTTCGGCAATATCTCTCAAATACTTCAAATCTTCATCCGTAATATCCAGAGAATTTTTAATTGCCCCGGTGTTTCCGGCTATATCTTTCACACCGTCACCAATGCCCGCTGTGTAATCGCTAAGATCAACAGAGGGTGCAATGGAATCCATGTTGAAAGTTTTGTTGAAAAAGTCGGAAATTCCACCAACAACGCCATCTCCAAAATCTGCACCCATACTGAACGCATCCCCATAGGAAATGCGATTCATAGTGTAATCAGACGGATCAAGCGTTTTCGGCTTGTCGCCCCCGGCGTTCTCAACAGTGGTGTTAATTTGGGCTTGAATCTTATCTTGAAATCCTTGAACTGCGCTTTGCAAATCAGAACCAAAGATAGTATCAAGAATGCCCGCCGCCGAAGATACGATAGACACGATGAAGTTAAACAGCGACAGGAACATAACTTCAATCGCGGCGATAGGATCATTGAAGATCAGACCGAAAGCCGCCGCAAAATTGGCAAGCATATTCCAAAAACTCACGCCCAGCGTGATAACGCTGTTTATCAGGGAAATAATGGTATTCAGGATGAACGCACCGCCTACGGCGATAACACCCGTGATAATACCAACGCCGGACTGTGTAACGCCCGTTACCTGTGCGATTGCGTTTGTAACCGCCAAAAGCACGGCTATAAGGGCGATAACGCCCATGACAATCCATGTGATAGGACAAGCCAGCAACGCACCGTTTAAGCCGTTCTGTGCCGCGATTTCTGCGGCTGTGGCGGCTGTCAGCGTACCAGTTGCCGCCGCGTGTATCATCATTACCGCCGCCGTTGCAAGGTGAATACCGTTGCCGATCATGTCAACAGCGTTCACCGCCAGCCGCGAACCGTAATAGGCCATCAATGCCGCTGTTACGCCGCCAATGATCGGGGAAATCCACGACCAGTTGTTAGCTACCACATCGGCAACATTCACTAAAAAGTTAAGAATCTCAAGGGAAACGCTTGCAACAGCAGAAAGCCCACCAATGGCGTTATTTACAAACTGCTGAAAAGCGTCACTATTCGCAATTTCGTTCAATCTGTTCAAAACAGGCTGAGACGACATTAAAGCAGTGTTTTGGAACGAAGTCCAAATTTGCGCGAATGTTTGCGGCATGGATTCAAACTTGCTGTTAATATCATCTGCGGCGGAAAAGATAGCCGCCTTTACGACACTAGCAGAAAGTTCTCCGTCTGCCGCCATTTCACGAATTCGGCCAATGGGAACATCCAAATAGTCCGCGATGTTCTGAATCAAGTTGGGGGCTTGTTCAAAAATACTGTTCAGCTCATCGCCGCGAAGAACGCCAGAACCAAGTGCTTGTGATAACTGCAATTCCGCATTTGCGGCTTCTTGCGTGGATGCACCCGCAATGGTCATTTGTTTCTGAATCAGATCGGCAAAAGCAACAACCTCTTCCGAACTACCAAACGCATCTCTTGCGTTGTTGCCAAAGCGGGCGACAACGTCAGCCATTTGGTCAAAAGAACCTCTAGCATCCTGCGCCGCCGCATACACCATGTTAATAAGTTCAGAAGTTGTCTGAACTCCATCATTCATCATGCTTAAACGGGCGGTTGTTGAAGTCAGCGTATCGGATAGGTCAAATACCACCCCAACGGTCTGAACCGTGGCATAGGTTGCAATGGCACTTTTAATCGTATTCATTAGGTTATCGGCGTTTGCCGTACCCTCATTGATTTTCTGATTAAAACGCCCCTGTTCGTCCACGTTGTCACGGATATAGCGTTCTGTGCCGCTCACGGTTTGTGATAACCGCAAGTAAGCATCATTCGCCGCCTGTACGTCCATGTTGTCAACGGCACTGTTAAGGGCTTGCTGTGCCTGTACAGCTTGATCCAACTGCCCCCGCAACTGTTCCAACTCCGAATTAGCGGCGTTAGTACCCATGTTTAAGGGGTTGTTCTCAATCTGCACGATACGATCTTGAATCGCCTGTAAGCGGCTTTGCATACCGCTTAGATCAGTAACCGCATTTGCGGGGAACAAGTCAACGCTTGCCGCCGTTTCTGCGATCTTCTGCTGAGTGCTGTTCAATGCGACAAGCATTGTATTAGCACTCTCTATTTCCTGCTGGAAACGCTCTATGCCCGTGTTATCAAACACGTTCATATTGTCAGCTTGCCAGTTGAACGGAACATTTACCGGGGCTTGTGTAGGCTCAACCTGTGGGGCATCCTGTACGGTGGGCGTTGCGCTGTACACCTGTGAGGGAACATTGCCCATCAAGTCGTTAAGCCGCTCCTGCCGCTCAATCACGTTATCAATCGCGCTTGACAGACTGCCCAACTGCAACTGTGCAACGGACGAATCAAGATCAAACGGGTTTGTTTTCAAGTAATCAAGCGCGGTCTGCATTCGGCCTAACTCTCGGTTGATCCCGGTGATCTCTGCCGCCGAATCCCCCGGCATAACGAACAGGTTTTGACCCACGTTGTTAATTGCGTTCTGATAGTTCAAAATGTTGTTCAATCTGGTTGAAATATCTTGAATCTGCTTTTCAGATTCAGACACGCCAGAAAGTTCAACAGGTACGTTGATCCCATCGGGAACGTCAATTTGCGGCTGTTCCGTAATTTTAGCACTCACGGGAACTTCAATCCCAGCGGGTACGTCAATTCGGGGTTGCTCTACAACTTCCGCCGTTACAGGTACGTTGATCCCATCGGGAACGTCAATTTGCGGCTGACTTTCCACAACAGGAATCACCGGGACTGTAATGTTTGGAGTTGCATCCCCCAAATCTGGTAAGGTGGTGTCCACATCTCCAAAGGAAAAAGAGGGTGCTTCAATGGCTTGCATCGTGTTTTCAAAAGACTGCATTGCCGCCGTAGCCCGGTTAATACCGCTCATATCTACGCCCGCATTCATCGCGGATTGTACGTTTTCAATAGCGATAGTACCAGCATTTGCGGCGTTGACAATATCCATCATAGGATCAGAAAAATTGTCATACAGTTCGATTGAAGTCTTGATAGAAGCCATTTAATCACCGTCCTTTCCGGCTTGCTTTCCTCTCAAGCTCTTTTTTCTGCCTTGCATCATCTTCTTGCTTGATCTTGATGGACGCGATCACGAACGCTTTTTCCCGTTCGTCCATTTCAAGAAATTGGGATGGTAAGATGTGCAATTTTAAGAGGGCATAGAAAGCAAAACTCGCTTCCCAGTCGCCCTCTTCAATTAGTTTTTTGCTTCATCCACCAGATCGTTGAAAGAGGTGTTGAAGCCCTGAAGATTCTGGACAAAGGCCACCAGCGCGTTGTACTCGCCCGGATCGTCCACCATTGCCATCAGCAGATCATCCGGCCTTTTCACGCCGTAGCTGTTCTGAAGTTCGACATTGTACAGATCGGGGGTGACAATGGACTTGATAAGCAGTTCCTTAGTGTACTTGCTACCGTCCACATGGGGGCGGTACAGGTTAGGCTTGCCAGTGACAGGAATTTCTTTGGTGCAATCCTCGCGGATTTCATCGTTTTCCTTAGAGGTGATATGCCGGAACTCCCAATCAAGGGGCTTGCCGTTGGCATCACACAGCGAAGCGGTAACAGGGTGGAAAACATTTTCCTTAACCTTTTTGTTCGCTTTCATAAAATAGGAAAAATTAGACATTTTCTGTACCTCTCATTCTTTACAAAGAAAAGCCCCCGAATGGGTACATTTCCGCATCCGGGGGCAACGATCTTAGTTAGTGGCGAAACCGTCCAGTTCGGTGAAATCTTCCGGGATGGAATAATCATCGAACGTGCCGGAAATATCTTCATCCAGATACTCCGAATCGGCATCGAACTTAGCCAGCGTGCCGCCATCGGTCAGACAGTCGTAGAAAACAACAGTCTGACGCTGTGCCGCACTTGCCGGGTCATCGTTCGTGACCTGAATTTCAAAGTAGGTATCCTCGCCCGTGCGCTTGAAATCCGCCAGACATTCACGCATTACGGACTGATTGTAATGCGCCTTGCCGGAATAAGTGCCTTCCTGTGCAACGGACTTGTGGCCGATCATAATCGTGCCAAGGCGGGGAACTTTGGATTTGGTCTTGTCGATCTTTGCTTCAAAGTTGATGATCTGCATGAAGTTATAGCGGCGATCACCAATGGTGACAAAGCATTCCGCCAGACGCGCGGAAATCGCGTCCTTAGACTTCATAAAAACATTCGTAGGCTGTGCCATACTGCATTAACCCCCTTTCTTTAAGACACGCAAACGGACATATACAGCTTGCCCATTGCGTTGATAACAGAGATTGCGCCAGAAGTCACAACGGACTTTTTGGTGTCGCCCTGTGCAACCGTAATATCGGAATCCTTGAAATCCTCGATAGCACGGATTTTCTGAAGTTCGTTGTGAAGCTTCACAAGGTCAGCCCAAAAAGAGGTACGACCCGCCGCATCGTTGGGAACTGCGCCCAGATACTTAGTCGCAAACAGAACGGCGGTATCATTGGCGATCTGATCGATCACGCGGATAGTCTGGTTATCCTTGAAAATATCACCGCAAGTATCAGTGGTAGATACCATAGTGTTAATATCATCAAGGACGCGGGGAACGCCGTTGACGTTGTGGAAAGTGAACTCACCCGCTTTGATAGCCTTTTCAAGTTCTGCCTGTGTATAGTTCAGATCGGGGGTGAACTCACCATCATAGATCACGTTCTGGTTCGACTTGTTGACCTCACAGCCGCCAGCCGCGCCAGTGACCCAGTAAACAAGGCTTGCTTCATCTGCGCCATCGTCCAGCACCTTGTTTTTGACGCTGATCGTACCCATGTAGTCCGCTTCCTTGTACTGATACAGGACAAGCTGGAACTTCTTACCGACCTCATCACGCATACGCTTGTTGAACGATGCAAACAGGCTCTTAGTTGCCTTGTCAGTGGTGACAACGCCCATAGAGTTGAACGCATACGGTTCAATCTTATCAAGATAGGTCTGGTATGCGTCACTCGTACCTGCGCCATTCTCGCCGCCAGTGAGCGGAGTAGAAGCGGTAACGGCAAGCGTAGCATCCTTTTTGAAAGCAACATAGTCGTTGTCAGTCAATGCGCTTGCCTTGTCCACGGTCTGTGCATCCACCTTAGACAGTCCCATATAGGTGGACACATCAAACAGAGAATCGTTATCTGCGTTCTTCTGGATCACGATCTTCAGATCGTTGCCGCGCGTACCGCTATACTTTGCCGTAGCAAAAGTGTTGCTTGCTTTCTTGCCGCCGCCGTTCAGACGATAGGCGTACAGGGTCTTTGCTTTCTTGAAAAGATCATGCAAGCCTTTCATCTTATCATCGGTATAGGCGTAGCCGAACAGCTTCATAGTGGACTTCTGGAAATCACCGTTAGTGACTTCAAAAACGCCGCTTTCATTGCCCCAGTCCAGCATAAGGGGCATGGTAACGGTGCCACGATCAGACAGCGTAGCGGATGCAGATGCAAGCGATACGAAGTTGATGTAAGCACCGGGCAGAATCTTGTTCTGCGTTACGAAAGTACCGCCGCCAAGTGCCATTTTACTCACCTTTCCTTTCTTTAGATAGGTTTCTTATAGTATTCTTTGATAAGATCATCCACCTGTTCAATGGTGTAAGTCTTATCATCTTTCAACAGCGCGTTAAGCAGATCACGCCGATTGAACCAGCGATCCGCTTTCACAAGCTGTTCTTTGGTAAATGCGGGCGGCTGTTCAGCCGCTTTAGCAGTCGTGTTTTTAACCGCCATCGTTCACATCTCCTTTGATCTCCAATGTTTCCATCGGCTCACAGTCGTATTTCTTAACCATGAAGCAATCATAATTTGCGAAAAAATTCAACACGTTATCAACGATTTTGTGTTCCATCTTGTCAGCTCGCATCAAATCCCCGTCAACCGTGATAGTTTCCAAACAGCTACACAGCCGTTCGGCTGTATCGTTGCACTCTGCTTTTGCCCGATCCCGATTAGCGGGAAAGAACTGGATGCAGAACTGTTGCCGCCTAAAATATCTGCGATCCCGGAAAAGGTTGTGCGTAGGCTCTAGGGTGGAAATAAAAAAACAAGGCTCTTTCAAGCCTTGTTCCTGTTCTTCCGTGTAAGTCGTGTAATCATCGCCAAATTCAGCATTTAAGGCAATGCTGATAGCTTCAATAATTGAATTTATCATTTGATGCACTCCCCTAAAAACTGCTTAATTTTTGCTTCAAGGACTTGCGGGGCTATCGTCTGTATTTCCTGTTCGGATATGGTGAGCATGAATTGACCTTGCACCCAACCTGTATGATTAGCTGTTCGGTGTCCATACTCCACATAGGAAGCATACTCAACGGGATTCACAATATCAATCGTCAAGAGGTTTCCTTTGTGATTGATCTGCAACGAATCGGCGTAGGCTTTGGCATCGCCCCGGCCTTTACCGCTTGCCGCTTCTTCATGCGTTGCTGAAGTCCAGCCCCGGCGCAACGTGCCGCCCATCTTTCCAGAGGGGTTTACACGTTTGGTGTAGGTGTCGCCCGCCTTGTGGTGTTTGGAATCCTTTTTAGCAACCACCGTTATTTCTTTGGAGTAGTCGCCTACGGGTGTTCGCTTGATAACTTTGGCAAGTAGTCGGGCGGCTAATTCTTTCGCACAAGCAGAAATGAACGATTCAACATCTTTTTGTTCAATCTTGTTCAATTCCTGTTGAAGTTTTTTCAAATCCCCGGCTGAAACCTTTCCCATTCGTGCCATCAAGCCCACCGCTCAAACAGTGTGAGGATGATTTCTTGATGGGTGGGATATACAGCAGGAACGCCGCTTGCGGAATAGGCGTTCTTTGCTCCGTCTTGCTCCACAATGATCTTTGATCCTGCTTTGATTTTCACATCCGGGGGGAGAAATAGCTTTGTGCCTTGCGTAAGGCTTGCCGCCGTTTCGGTTTGTGCTGTGGCATCCAGCTTTTCAAAGGACAGCTTACAGGGCTGATTTTCGATTACTGTTACTTCTGATTTATGGGTGATTTTGGTTTGCTCGTCCCTTACATCCCGGCGTTCCACAACGGAACAAAGCCCGGTATAGTAAGTTTTTTCGATTGCCTTTCGTGCCGCTTTTCGGGCGGCTTCAAGTGCGCTTACCATCGAATCCGCCTATAACAAGCAAATTCGCCTTTCCCATAAGTCAGAAGATAACTGATAAAGGCCGTTAGCCGCTGTTCAGCGGTTTGTGACCCCTCTCCCGTGGCAAATACAGTATTGGTATCACCCGTCTGTATCTGCTTCACAGCATAATCTAAATCAAGCCCTGCAATGCTATCCGGCGAAAAAGTTTTCTTTGCCGTTAAAAACTCGCCTACTGCCATATCAACCGCGATGCAAACCAGCCCGTCCGGGATAGAGGACACGTTGCAATCGTTCTTAATAGAACTTTCCACCTTTTGAATACAAAAATTCAAAATGGTTTCATCCCCATCTTTAATCTCATATCCAAAAGACTGCAACCGCGCTTTTACCATATCCAGCACTGGAAACACCGCCTTACTTAGCCACGGGAAATGATACGGGCGATAGGAACGGCCTTGTGGTTGATGGTATCAGTGCCGTTGCTCACCAGAGACCAGTTCTTGCCGTTTTCCAGTTCCGCGTTGGTGGGGCTGTTCGTAGTCTGCACCGCCTTGAGGTAAGAGATACCAGCGACAGAAACGGCGTTGCGCTTACGGGAAATCAGCGTATCCTCGCCGCCACGGGTCTTTGCATCGCGCACCATCTCATAGGGAACTTTTGCGCCAACGGATTCAAAGCCGATTGCGCCCTCGCCCAGAACATAGGTGGTATACAGGGTAACGTCACCGCCAGTTTCGCCCACGTTCTTAACCTCGGCGGGCATGGAATCGTCAATCAGCACAAGACGGCCATTCCAAGTACCCATACCCAGATCACGCTCCATACCGTCCGCATCCGTGTACTTCAGGTAAGCCAGCAGTTTCAGGTTTTCCAGATTGGTTGCAACGGTAGAGTGGCAGATCACAAGGCTGAACTTCTGCTTGTTATCGCCGCAAGCCTGCTGAATGGCACTGTTCAGAGTGGTTGCACTCATCTTCATATCATCATTGGTTTTCGCATCCGTAGTGGGTGCGGAAACATCGTAGGTGTGGGCGGACACAAAGGCGGCGTTAGCGGTCTTAATGTTGCCCGTGCCAGTGGCGGACATGGAGAAAATGCCCTTGAGGATAGCAAGGATAGTGTCCTGATCCCGATCATTCCAATAGCGGTTGATCTGGTTTCGGACGTTCGCCATGAAGTCCACGCCGCCAGTCACATCATAGGAGAAATCGGCTTCAGTCCAGCCCATCATACGGCCATAGGTGAAAACACCCTGTTCAAAGGTATCAGTCTTTTCGGGGGTGAGGTTAGACACGCCATCGTAGTTCTGCGCATCACCGCCGATCAGACCGAAATAAGGCAAGACGGCGTACACAGTGCCAGTCTGTCCGTTGTTGACGAAAGTTTCACGAAGTCGCTGATCTGCGACAATCGCGCGGCTCTCACGAAGTTTGTTCAGCTTCACGTTGGGAATGGCGTTCATGTAAACACCAAAAGCCCGCTCGTTGAAACTCTTTGCATCGAATTTGCTCATTTGTGTTTAATCCTTTCTTTGAATTTTTGAACTCTGTTGTTAGGTTGCCGCATCCGGGTTAGCTTCAATGTAAGCGGTCAGCTCTTCAAGGCTCATCTTAGACATATCCACCTTAGTACCGGGCTTCACATCATCCGACTTGCCGGGATTGAAACCCTTGATACCCTTGGTTGCGGGCTGTTTGGCGTTGAACAGGTAAGAATCCGACTTCTGAACAGCGGAAATCTGTTCATCCCAGCCCGACAGCTTGCCATCCTCACCCAGCTTGACCTTAGACATATCAAGCAGGGCTTTAACGGCCTTACTGTTCTTAGCACCCGCCGCCGTAAGCGCGGTATCAACCGCGTTGTCCAGCTTCAACTGTGCCATTTCAGCGGCGTGGGCTTTAGCCTGTTCGGTGTTCTTCTTCTGAAGTTCCTCGATCTGTGCTTTCAGTTCGGCGTTGTCGCCGCTGGACTTCTTCAGATCGTTCAACTGCTTGTCACGGTCAGAAACGGACTGTTTCAGCGTCTTGTTTTCCTCGTTGACCTCGTTAAAACGGGTCTTAGTCACAAAGTCACCGTCCAGCCCGGCCATAACCTTTTTAACCTGTTCATCGGTCAGACCCCAACTAATCAAGTCCTCACGTTTCATTGTTCATACCAGCCTTTCCGTTGTTTACCGTGGGTAACGAACCACGAATTTGATCTTGTTCTTTACCGTCTGCAATACGAAAAAGACGATTCACTGTTTAACCCACAGTTGGGAGATAGGTTTGGATCACCGCCTTTCTACTTGCCGACAAACGGACACGCCATGATCTCACCCCCTTAAAAATGGCATGAAAAAAGCACCCTTGAAAGATAACTTTCAAAAGTGCTTAGTTAGCGATATGCGGTTTTAGCGATCTTTGAAGAAGTCCGCCCATTCGGGGTTTTCTTTATCAAAAATCTGTTTCTGTTCCGGGGTTAGGGCTTTGGGGTAGTCAGCGAACATATTGAACACGGTCTTTTTGTCGAAACTAAAAAGCCATTCGCCCACCCCGTCCGGCGTGTCTTTCCACCAAATAACGTCCGTAGGATTGTTTTTATACCAGTTATCGAACATCACCCAACGCCCCCTTTCTCTGTTTATCAACTGCCGTATTGATATAACCTAGCAACTGTTCAAATTCTTCATTATCTTTGAACGAATCAACATCCATTAGAATCACAGTCCGTTCCCAAACATAGCCAAACGACTTATCAACCGTCTTTCGGCATCCAAACCGCTTGTTAAGGGTTGTTGCCATCGAACCATAGCGTTCAAAGGGCATCCAACCGTTTTGATACTTAGATTGCAGTTCCAAATATTGATAACCAGTGTCCAGCTTTCGGACAATAGCGGCGTGTTTGCCTGTTGCAAGATAATATTCTTTGTTCAGTTCAAGATTTTTCAATACGTCAATCGTGCCTTGAACTTCTTTTTTAACTTTGGTGATCGAACCCTCAACACCGGGAAGTTCCAGCATCTTCATAATGTTCTTGTTCATGGAGAATACCCGGCGACTGCCACCATCTCTGAAATCAAGAACATCAAGTCCGTTTTTGTTGCCAATATAAGCGAACGCTAGAGAAGAACAAGAACCCTGCGTCATATCACCGCCCGCCAGACGTTCAATGATCTCATCGGACGTTAGCTGTTTGGGAAGTGCTTGAACGGCTCTATGCTCTACGTTCTCTGTGGTGCAAGCCTGTTCAATGAACTTTGCGGCTTCACTCTGTTCTTTCGGCTTAATTGTACCACGTTTTTCCGTCCTTGAGAAGTGGTTTTTCTGAACTTCAGCAAACCCGCTCTTGTCACCGTCTACAAAAGCCTTTTTCCATTCGGAATAGGTTACATCGTCCGGCACATAGTAGGTTTTTCCATCCGCTCCACGCGCCACCCGTTCCCCTGCATCGAAGTTATCTTTGAAGTGGGGGGCGGTAGTGGAACGGCAATAGACGTGGAACGGCGGGGCGGTAACACCCGGCTTGTAATCGCTCATCTTGAACACTTTGCCATCCAACGAACGGCAAATATCGGAAGTATGAGAATCCAGCGTTGCTACAATCTCATATTCTTCAACGTCCAGATCATTGAAACAATCCTTTTGCGCCGCGCTACTGAAATAGGCTTGCTCGGTCATTACCAGCCGCCCGGCGTTGCTCTTAGATGTTCCCATCTTCTTTGCAAGGGAATCAATGGCCTTTTGCGGATCAGCACCCGTTAGCAGATTCTTTGAAAGTTCGTTGTGAACTTCTCCGATCAGCTTTGTTTTGCTGTTCCAAATGCGGGTTGAAAAGTTGTAACCATCCACAGCCCACGGCTTAGATAGCACCTTTTCGATTTGCGCTTGATCCAGTCTGGCAATATCCCAGCCCAGCCCAAAGCCCTGTTGCACGGTATAGGCCGTGTGATAGTACCCGCTTGCGTAAACATCGGATAACGCTTTTTTCATCGTTCCCATCTGCTGTGCAAACATGGTTTCAAGGCTGTTCTGTGTCTGGATTTGCAGGGCTTCAAGGCGGGAAATATGGAACTTAGAAGAAGCGTTTTCAAGTTCCTGCATCCATGCGCCGTTTATGGCGTTTTCCTTGCCGTACTTGATGTACTCTTTCACATCCCACTTAAATTCCGCCAAATCCTGCCCTTTGAGCCATTGTTTAGCCTGTGCAAGAGAAATACCGTTGCTGTCAGCGAAACGCTGATACCACCGCGCTATTTGGGCTTCTAACTCATTCTGTGCGGCTTTATACTGCTTCTCCATTTCCAGATAAGCAGTTGCGCCCTTTCTGTTTTGAGCGGCTTCTAGCTGTGTGAAACGCTGTTTCCAGTATTCCGCATTAGTCATTGTTCAGATCACCGCCCTGCTGTTGCTGTGGGGGTGCGAACGGATCATATTGCTGTTGTGCAATATGATCCTGTTCTTTCTGTTTCTGATCTTCCAGCCGCTTCATTTCGGCGGCGGGATCGTCAACCCAAGGATGATTTGCCACAATGGTTTCATCCGACAAAATACCAACGCTATCTTTGCAGTTCTGGATTACTTCACCCTCATTGATGAGGACATCCCGGTTGAAGATGATTGTTACATCCTCGCCGCTAAAATCGCCCATGCCAGAGTTGGCAAAATGGGTGTTAATGAACCAAAGCAGTTCCTCGAATGCGGCTTGCAACTCGCTTTCCATATCGTTAGCGTCAAGATCAACGTCCGAATACATGGATTGAATGTTCATCTGGTTAGGATTGCCATTCAACCGATCATCTTTCGCGTCATAGCCCATACCGTTTTCGATAATGGCTTTTTTCAGCAGTTCGATAATGACTTTGTAATTCTCTGAATTGACTTGAATTTCAAGCGTTTCAACCCCACCGTCTGCACCATCAACCGTGCGAACCTTGACAACGCCGAACGTAGACAAGTTTTTGCGGAACTCGCCCAAGTTCGTGCCATCGTAATTTTTCAGCACAAGCACGGTGTTTCGGGGATCTTCCTGCATATTGTTTTCAAAGTCCGACAGCATGACGTTTAGCGCGTCCTGCAAGGTCTTTACTTTCTTCAGCAGGGGGATTTCACAATTATTGTACTTGATGGGGATGAGCGGCACACGTTCCCAGTTCAGGGGAATGGTGTTTCCGTTTTCGTCCATCATGCTTGCATACGGGGCGGTGTTACTGTCCGCTCCCTCTAAATCGGGGATCAGCGCGCCGCCGTCCAGAACGAAGCGGTGAACGCCCTCTAAGTCGTAGATTTCGACCTTTTCAATGACAGTCGGTGTAGTACCTTGATAGCCGATCACCAGATACAGGCGCACAGCGGCTTCAAGCTGTGTGTGTTCCGTGTCTTTCCAGAACGGCAGGATTTCATAACCGGGGAACGTCCTAAAGGCAAGTTCTCCCGTTTCGGTGTAGTAAGGGTATAACCAGCTAATACCGCACTCAAGAGCAAGTTTCCCGGCGTTCTTCAGGGTTTTCATAAACTTCTTGTTGAACACGTCTTTTAACAGTTCAATATACCGTTCATTCTCCCCATCAACAACAAAGGGCTTACCCAGCAGATAGTTAGCTTTCTGATTAACCAGCTTTGCAAACTGATTATCTATCAGGCGGTTGTTTGGCACGTTGTCCACGTCAACCAGCTTTCCATCTTCACCGATCATCTGACGCTTGCGGTGTAAAATATCGTGATCGTTGTCGTAGTACAAGTGACCCTTGATCTGCATAACGCGCTGTGGGCTACCTTTCCACTTTTCGATCTCACGTTCCAAAAACTGCTTGTCGGAAATCTGCGCACCTTGCAAAATCAAGTTTGAAACTTTGAACATCATTGAATCTACAAAACTCACGTTGTTCACCCCCTTTCCAGTTAATCAAAGCTGAATGTATCAGGCATAAGCACTTTGGTAACGGCGTACCGCATCGAATCCATACCGTGCGAAAATTCGTGATCCGGCTTGTCCGTGGGTTTTCCGTCTGTGCCTTTCGCCCAACAATAGTTATCTATCTCTTTTTTGAACTCCACACAACGGGGATGCACCACGATCTGATAGTTTTGAATCAACTGTATGCCGTGGTTTACGCTGTCCTTGCCCTTTCGGGAAGATTCAGCCCTCAACCCCTCATCCTGCAACTCTGCAATAGATTTCGGTTCAGCAGAATCACAAATCAGGCGTTGACCACCATACCCCATGCGCTTGATTTGCTCGGCTATGATTTTGTTCGTGACCCCTGTTTTATACCACTCATCAAAAACATAGATTTTCATAGCGGTGTTGTCCACCATGCAAGCGGTAAAAGCGTTAGGATCAGTAAAACCAAAGTCAAGGCCGAATGCGGATTTGATACCGGGTATAGCCCGGATTTTATCAACATCGAAGTCCTCAACAATGACGTTGGTGTAAATCAAGCCGTCCGCAATGCCCCAATCCCCTGCACCCTCAATGCGATAGCGGCGGGGGTTGTTTTCTTTCATCCTCAAGAAAATACTGCGGTCTGCATCATCAAGCCATTCGTTACACTCCCATGTTGTAGTTTTGGTGAACACTGTATCATCCGGCGTATCGAAAAACCGGGGCTTCAACCAGCTTGTTGCACTCCACGGGTTGAACGTAAGTGTAAGCTGTTTGAAGTACCCCGGTGGAACTTCACCACGGATTGACATATCTAGCTTGTTGAAATCGTCCTCATTGCTGATCTCATAGGCTTCTTCTATCCATACCCAGCAAAGAACGCCCTTATCAACGGAAATAGAGGTGATTTTTAAGCCATCATCCAGACCGCGAAAAAGAATCTTCTGCCCGGTTGAACGCCGGGTGATCTGCATAGGTGACACGGTGCAATCAAAGTACGCATCCACGCCAAGTTTATGAATAGCCCATTTCAAATCCGAAAACACGGAATCGCGCAAAGTGTTTGAAAACCGCCGAACACAAAGGCCGTTGCTCTCTGGATATTGAAACAGGCGATAAATCATATTCAGGGCAGTTGTTTTGCTCTTTTTCGATCCACGACTACCCTTACACACACGGTATCGGGCTTTCGTGTTCCAGAAGTCCACATAGCCGCGCCCTACGGTTTTCTGTAATGAAATCTTCATTCCGCCAAGTCGTTTACCAGTGTGACAGGCTCAACCTCAACGGCAAGCCCATCTTTGAACATTCCGTACCGCTTGCCGATCAGCTCAGCGGCCTTGATACGGTCTTTAGCCCCAACGTCAATATCGGAGATCGTTTGTACACCATCACCGATCAGCTTTAGCACCTGTTCTTTGTGTTCCCCTCGCATAACAGAGGTTAAATACTCCAAAACTTCCTGTGCATCCGCTGTTTTTGCGTTGTGCATCGCTTCAAGTTTCGCGTCAATATAGGCTTTCATTTCGGCGTTGAACTTTGAAGTAGGTTTTTGTGGGTTTCGCTCATTTATCCATTCTGCCGCAAAACGCGCAGTCTTAGGCGAATACCCCGCTCGGATTGCCGCCTGTACAGCGTTGCAGTCAATCAAATATTCGTCACAAAACCGCTGTTGTCTTTCGTTCAAGATATTCACCCCCTTAAAACAAAATAAGCCCGGTGAACGGAAGATCACTGACTGCCTACGATCAGCTACGATGATTCACCGGGCAAAAGAAAAAGCCGTAAAAGGTTTTCTTTTACGGCTTCTTGCATTATATATTTTATCACACTTGACACATGAAGTTCAATGAAAAAGACTGCAACTTTTTACATTTTCAAAACTTTTTCTGTGAAATCCTTTAGTGCCTGTCCGTGGATCGTGTAAACATTACGTTCCGAACACTCTAACTCTACCGCGATCTTATCAAAGCCCTTATACTCAACATACCGCTTGAACAGCACCTTGATAAACTGCGGGTCTTGCAAACTCTGAATCTCGCCCGTGATCTTACGCTTCAGGTCAACATACTTGTCAATCTCGGCGTTGATCTCTTGCTCAAGCATTACAATTTTCAGCACCGGGTTTACAAACGGGGCATCGCCCGTACCGCTGGACGAAACACGATCCTTGCCGTAATCAATCGCCCGAACGCACTTAGACAGTTCTTCAAGATCAGCCTGTTCTTTCATCTTCTGCTCTATGATAACATCCGCGCGTTCAAGCTGTTGTAAATACTCTTTCGCTGTCACTTTTCAAACCTCTTTTCTTTGCGTAACGCTCACTTTACGAATTATCGTTATTTTTCTAAAATTTTACGTTTCACGTTTCGGTTACGCACCCTCTATTTACTATTATATATTATTTTTTATATGTTGCACCGTCACGCGATGACGCAACAAGAGTATCAATATATAAAGAACTTCAAAATAAGTGTACAAACCGAAACAAACGTAACAAATACGTTTAATCGTTCAAAGATAGAAACATTTATGAAACACTTGTGAAAATCAGTGTAACACTTTGAATCTTAACTTTCAAAGCGTCCCGCCCTGCCACTCTTGAGCGGGCATTTGGGGTGCGGCTTTTCCATCCACGGGCGAACGCCCACTTTCGTGATCTCGCACCAATAACGGAACGTCACAACGCCCGTCTGTTTGCTCTTGCAATGCAAACAGTCTTTACAAAGTCTTTTCATTTGTTGTACCTCGCCAGATATATGATCGGAAACAGCCAGAACGGGAAAGATAAGCACCACGCCCAAAAGCGTTCTTTTAGGGAAACGGCAAGGTGTTCTTTCCCAATCTCTTTGCAGTCTTTCCGCCAGATAAAGTAAAACGGGATGAATCCGATCAACTGCACAGCGATGAACAGCAGTTCCAGCAAAATCCACTTCATGCTCACACTCCCACAATGTATGCCGCCGCCATATCTGCCGCATGGGTGTACATGACATTCGGAAACTTTGCAACTGCACGGGTGTAATACTCCCAATTATCCCGATCGTCAAACGCGCCCATGTGCCAGCGGATGCAAGCGATCTCTTCATTTGTCAAAGCATCGGGGGCGATATTCTGAAGCATGATGATCGACTTTTCGCCGTGGCCGGGAAGAATCATATTCGGGTTATACTTCCATTTTCCATCCACCACTTTATAATTATCGCACTTGCACAGATCGTGGAACATACCCACAATGTAAGGGCTTCTCGCATCGCTCCACGTCAAGCCCATCTTGTCCGTATAGTCCAACAAAGCACCCGTAACGGCAAGAGAATGATCGAACAGTGCGCCACTGTATGCGCCGTGGTGATTGATTGAAGCGGGCGCATCGAAGAAACCCATTTCATCAAGCCGCCGCACGGTATCGGGGCGGGTGTAGTATTCCAAATCATTCTTCACGTTGTACATAATGATTTTATACTGATTGATCCGATCCTGCTTAGTCAATTTGAATCTGTCCATTCTTTTCCACCTCATCATAAATTGCAAGGCTCATATCTACTTGATACGGCTTGCCGCCGATAAACTCCGTTTTGAGCGTGTCACCCTCTGCCCGGACGATCAGCGCACAGTTATTGAACACCGTGACAAACTCTGTACCATCGGTGATTTTGGCGTTCTCTCCAAACTCTTTCTTATACTCTGCAAAAGCGGCGTTTACCGCGTCACTGATTTGTGCAAGCATCCCCATTGTTATCACCCCTTAATGAACTTAAAAAGCATATCAAAGAACATCCGCAAATGCCAAACGGCTTCCATCCAATAGCCTTTGCGCCTGTCCTTTTTCTTGCGCTTGCGCTCTCTCCACTGCTTGATGTACTCAAGTTGGGCTTCATCCTCTGCCGCCCGATAGCGTTCATCAATGTTCATTATCTGAATTCCTTTCCAGTTTTTACGTCACGAATCTTAACACGTTCAATCAGTTCAAAGCCCGTTGAACGAATAATGAACTTTAACACCTTGATAAGTTCATTCGCCCGCCGTTCGGTTTCCGATTCTTCCCGAACGATTTTCTGTGTACCATAAAACGCCGTGGGATCGTTATACCCCTCTGCGTTGCATTTGGGATTAGCCGGATTGTTCATGGTCAGTCCTTTCAATCTTTCCAGTTGGATAGCCATTCAAGTTCTGTAACCATATCAGAAACAATTTTTAGCGCGTCATACATTGCCGTATGTTTGGCAACATCTTCATGTAACCTATCCTCGCAAGATCGTTCATCCAGATGGTGACAGGATTTCAGCCTTTCGCTATCCCTTTCAATATCCGCTCTTAACTTTTCAATATGCTTTCGGATTTTGCTTTCAGTACGGCGAAGAACGGCTTTTTGATATTTGGCGATTTCTGCACATTGGTTTCTAAGGTCTGGATTGTTCCCGTATTCAATCGCTGAATCCGGGTCAAGGCCGTTTTCCCCGCAATAGGTTTCGGCATCGTGTAGGCTTCTAAAAACCTGTTTGCCTACCTTTGCATACGGCAAGTTCACGTTCTTCTTGAACTTAGTTGAATAAACGTGCATTACCAGTTACGCCCCCGCTCTACAATATCAGCTTCAAGCTGTTCAATCGGGGTTGTGGGGTGTATCTTGTGATACAGTTCTTTTGCCAGCTTCTTAGCCGGGGCGGGATTGATAGCGGAAACCGTGATAATATCCTTGATCGTGTCCTTAGTGCCTACGGCTACCGCATACAGGCGCATCTTAGCCGATTCAAGGCGGGTTTCCCAGCGTTCCATCTTCTCACTCTTGATACGGTCAATTTCCCTGTACGCATGATTCACGCACTGTGTCGCCATCCCGTGAAAGAAAATATCCTCGCAAAGCTGACAGTCCGCCAGTTCTTCAATTAGGTTGTTCATGCCCGTATCAACGGAAATAGGCGTGGGGTTTGCCCCATCCATAGCGCGGCGCAACTTTAACGCCGCCTGTGCCGCTTCAGTAAGTTCCTCTGCCATCTGTGCCAGAACTTCAGCTTTGGGCAGACCATAAACCAACTCATACTCCATAGTGTTCCATCCTTTCTTTTAATCGAACCGACCTTGTGCGAACGGCTCTTTGAATAAATTCGGCATCATCCGCAATCGAACGAACGGACGAATTATCTGAACGAATCTCAAAAGAAGCGATAATAAATTGCTTTAGATCATCGGGGGTGAAATCCTCAATAGATTTCCCGAAATAATTTGTTAAAATTTGTATCACGGTTTCTTCATGTTCTGCAAACCAGCACCCGGAAACTGTATGAGTAGGGGCAAAATATACCCAGTAAGCAAACCGCCTTTTATCAATAGCCGCCTTAGCTTCAAGGGCTGAAACGTCTGTTTCTAAAAAGCTAATTGCTTTATTGGTGATCTGCATCAACTCTTTTTCTCCGATAACGCACCCATTCGGAAAGGCTTCTTCCATAAACCGTTGAAAAAGCCGATCTCCTGTGTCACCGTTAAAATACTCATGCCACACCGCCCCAAGATCATCCATCCTGTTTCCCTTTTCAAAAAGGATAGTGCAACCCAGCTTCACAAAATTAGCCGTAGATTTTGCTTGAAAGTGAAGTTTTTCCATGCTTAATTCACCCATTTAATGATGGGATCACCACAAAAGCCCTTTTCCCATACGAACCACGCATACGCAACGGCGTTTTTGCTTTCAAATTTGCCGTTCTTCCCACATTCCAGCCGGGAAGAACTCACATATACGACTTTGGGAGGATTCTTTAGGAAGAACGCTTTGCGGGCTTTTCCCTCAAGAAAAGTTAGCTTCAAAAACATTGCAACTTTACGCCCCTGCTGAACGGTGTTCAAAGCGTGTTCAACAAATTCAAGGGCGTATTTATAAGGCGGGTTTGTGATAATATCGCCGCTGAAATCTACAACATTTTCTAATAAAAAATCGCACGGATTCAAACGGCCATATCCACGGTATACTAAATCGGTGCTAACAACATTGTACCCGTGCGATTCAAGCACCTTAGAAATATGCCCCTCACCACAAGCACACTCCCAAACCACCGGGGCAAAGCGTTCTTGCTCAAGCAGAACTTCCGTTGCCTTTGGCTCAGTGGCGTAGTAATCGTGTGCTTCAGCATTCTGGTTGCGCCTGTTACCGACAAAGTAACCATGCTGTTCTCTCTCTCTCTCTCTCGGTAAAGATCAAAGTATTCACCTCTTTATTTCTGATCCCCTGCAACATAAAACCGGGCTGTCTTTTTTCCGATCCGCCTAACCTCTGTGTGAAGATGCAGATTTCGGGCGATCTGCCTGGAAAAGGCGGTTTTGCTCATAGCCTGTAAGTTGTTAGCTAAGCAGTATTCTTGATACCGCGAATAAACAAGATCAGTCGTGTTATCTTCAATATGAAAATCTTCATCCTCGCACTCTTTGAAAAAGCCCAAAATCGGGTTGTTATCTTCTTCGTATTCGTCCAGAGCTTTCTTTACCTTGTCCGAATCGGTAAAGCCACGATTTTCAAGAATACGCTTCAGGCCAGCAAGCCCAAGATTGATAAGATATTCCATCGTATCAGGAGATTTCAGCTTGTGCTTGATAGTGGGATCAAAGCCCGCCTTATCCTTTGAGAAATTGGCATCGAACGGGATAATAACCAAACGCCGCTGAACTGCGCCCGTTTTGTCCTTGATACGGGGAATCTGGTTTGCAGAAAACAAGAACTTTGAATAGTTGTTGAACTCAAACGGGTTTTGCCCCTTGCGTTCAGCAGACACGCGATCACCCGTTACCAGCTTCTTAAAAACGGCGGGGTTTGCTATAAACTCGTCGCCTATATCGTCACCAATGTTCGCCAATTTACCGAACATTTCAGCAGTTTTGAAGCGATCTCCAAGTTCTTTCAAGTCCAGAGCGCAAATGTTTTCTTCACCTAAAAGATTCTGCACCATAGACAGATAGGTTGATTTACCGTTGCTTTTGTCACCTGTCAGGATAAAAGCCTTTCCAAGTTCGTTCCAGCGGTAGAAGCAATAACCAATAGCTTCTTCCAGTAGTAAACGCACCTGTGAATCATGGCAAGCGATGTTATCAAGGGTCTTGTCTGCCAGTTCACAATAAGCCCCCGGCGTATAGTCCCAAGGAATCTTATTGGTAATAATGTGTTCCGGGGTAAAGCCCGCAAAAGAACCGTCAATGATGTTATACAGGCCGTTCTTAAAGGCGATTAGGTGCGCGTCCTCTGGTTTGGTGTTATCCCGAATCAACAGATCAAGATAATCAACGACTTCAGACCGCTTTGCACGGTTTAGATCGGGGATGTGCTTAATCATAGCGGCTTCAATCTCGCCATATCCAGCGGTATAGATACCGTCCTTGTAAATGTGCAACTGATTGTTGATCTTGATGATATGGGCATTGTTCTTCAGGAAGATAGCGAACTTATCAAATAAGAACGTGCTACCGTTGTAGAAAACTGGTTTCTTGAACGAATCATCCCGCAAGATCGTTTCAATCTCGCTGTCTGACAGTGGAACTTTCAGAACATACTTATTGATGATCCGAATGGTTTCCCGCGCTTCTTCCACAGTAAAATCATTGCTTTGCAGGGTCAAAATGTAGTTGAACAGGGCTTGATTTCGCCCGTCCCCCTCTTCCATATCAAGAAACGCCATCTTGCTACGGACGGGGAACAGCCACCGGGGGAGCGGTTGCGCTTGCTCATTTTCGGCGGTATCATAGAGGATTTCACGCTCTACACCGCCGTATTTAAGCACTTCATAGGAACTTTTCACGCCCACCTTAATATCAGCTTTCAAGCCGATTGCAAGGGTGCAATGGGTCTTACAACCGCCCACGCCGCTATTTTTGAACAAAAAGTGCTTGCCCCGCGTGGTACGATAAACACGGCAGTTCAAAGAATAATCTTGAACAACTTTGAACAGAACATCCGAACTTTCTCCATCGTCCAAATCAACAAGAATCGTATCTTCTGCCAGAATCCCGGCGAACTCTGGTAAAGACTTCACCTGTTCATAGGTCTTAAAGTCCGTCCTGCCCTTGAACTTCTCCACGCACTGTTTATCTTTGGTTTCAACATATCCGCGAAAGAACAAAATTTATCACCGTCCTTATTCCCAATACTTACAGCAAAACGAATCTTCATCGGCAAGTTCTACGGAAAGCCCGTTCACGCCCTCAAGTTCATAATTGATCTTTGCGCTCACAGCATCATCAATAGCCACCGCCCAATCGCGTTGCATATCTTCAAGTTCCCGCAATGGTGTTGTACAATAAAAGTTGACATAGAGAACTCAAAGGGCCAATATATAGAAA